TAAGTTACAAAGCTTAGTAGCAAGTAAGTAAGGCATAGTTACAGTTATCTCTCTTCTTGTATATGGATCATATACTTTAAAGAAGTTATGATACCATGAAGTACTAATTGAATATGGAATATTCGTAAAGTATCCAAGCATAGCATCAACAGTATTAAACTTAGTACCCATATCTGCAAAGTAGTCACAATCACCACGAGCATCTACTACATTAATAACCTGCTTCTTTACATCATCAGGCCAATTACAATCTACAATGAAGTCAAGCTTATAAGCATCACCATCATAGATTACAGGATCATATAATGCTCCAGTAGTCTTACCGAATACATCAAGAAGAAGCTTCTTATATTCATCAGGCTTATCAATAGGAGCTGAACCCATTGCACCATAAGAACCACCCTCAAGTTTAACACCAAATCCTGCTGAAAGATTAATGGCTTTATCTGTAAGATCTGTAGGCTTCTTAGCTGTCCATCCATTAGGATTAGTATCTACATCATCTTTAGCTTCTCC